TCTGATCCGCCTACTCTAACATTGATAATACCATTATAGTAATCATCTGTTTCAAGCACACGCCTATCAAACTGTTCTCTTGCCTCGATATAGGACATTTCGCCCCTACCTTTACATAGGTATAGTATTTCTCTTGTGAATTTGTCTTCGCCTAGTTGTGCAACATCTGCGTTTAGTCTATCACTGGATCCCCAGTAGTCTTTCCAATCGCTTTGTTTTGTTCCACGCCTTTTATTCTTTTTGCCTTTAAGTGGTGGCTTAGTAGTTTTAAATTTTGCTAGTTTTTTGCCTATGTATTTTTGATTTGTAGTGGTATTTGTAATTAGATAAACAAAGCCTTCGTACTCATCTGGTATTTCGTCTATTGTTTTGCTCTTATAAGTCCACTGCATGAACTTACTTACCGCGCCTTTTATTTTTCTGCCTCTATTTTGGTTTTGAACTTGTTGTTAATCTCATCCATACGTAATTTACTCAATCTACGTATTTCTCTGAGCCATTTCCGGCTTGCTCTGTGTGTTCTATAAGAAACACGACTTTCAAAGTCTTCATTTGCTTTGAAATACTCCATGTATGCTTTTGTTAATAGATCGTGTGTATCGTCAGTCATTAATCCACTATTTCTATGTCGTTCTCATAAGATGTAAAGCCATTTTCCTTGACAACTTTCATTAAATGGTTAACTCTACCAATTAATTCATCTTTGTGTGAGATAAGGAATACATTTTTATGACGTTCTCTACCCATTTTTTTAAGTACTGATAATGCACCTTCAACACCAGCAGTATCCATACCACTATCAATTAACTCATCAATGAACAGTAAGTTGATATTCTGATATAAACTTTCCCAAACATCTCTAAATGCAAAACTCATACCAAGTATAAGTCTATTACGTTCACCTCTTGATAAGTTATCAAAGTCTAAGTCCTGACCTAGTTGTGTAATTTCAACATTCAAGTCATTCATAAACACAACTTGGTGTGGCAATCCTAGTTTATCTAAGTAATATGTAAGTCTATTGTTTAGATATGCTAAGTTTTGGTCAATAATCTTTTTACGGATAAAACTATCTTTGTTAGTTAATAGTTTTAATAAAAACTCTTGATGGTCTTTAAAACTTGTTAGATCATTAATAGCAGACCAGTCAACTTCTTGCATAGCAGTATTGTTTAATTCATCAATCTGTTGTTGATAAGGATCAACTTCGTCTTTTTTATTTTCAAGAGCAGTCTTTAAACTATCAACATTCTGTCTATGCTCATATGCTTCTTTGGCTGTTTCATAATATGTGTTCGGACGTCCGTTGATATCTCCAATATCTGTAATACCCTTTGTAACATCATCTACCTTTTTAGAAATCTCTGATCGATAGTCAATTGCTTCATCTAATTCTTTTTCTTTACGTGATTCTAGTTCTGCTTTTTTGTCTGCATTTAGTTCTTGACCACACGTATAACATGTAGCATCTTCGAGGTTTGTGATATCTTTAGATGCCTTTTCAACACTCTTATCAGCACGTACTAATGCAGGCTCTAATGTGCTAAGTTCTTTTTTAAGAGCCAAAACAGCATTATTATGCTCGTTCCAGTTTTGTAATTTTTCATGTGCGTCTAGTTCAATATTAACGTCTAAGTGTTCTAACTCGTCGATTGCAATAGTTAACTTGTCTACATCTTGCTGTTTCTTAGCAAGCCATGCACGTTGCGTACCTTGTAAGTTTGAAATAGTATCTTCAATTTTGCTATTTGAACTTTGTATTGCTTCAATTTTTAAAGTTTCTTGTGTAATAGTATCTTTAGTTTGACGTACTTGTTCTTTTAGGTTATCTGCCTTTTCACTAAGAATAGTAATACCTAACAACTGCTCAATAATAGCACGTTGATCATTTTGTCGCATACTAAGGAAAGGCTCTGTGTAAGTGTTTAATGCAACAATATGTTTAAACATATCGTGACTCATACCTAATAGGTCATTAATATCTGCTTGCGTCTTACGACTATCGCCTTGGGACTCGTCTAACATTTCTTGTTCTTGATTATTGATATAAAACTTTAGTACATTAGGCGACCGTCCTCGTTCAATACGATAATCAATGCCGTCTTTTTCAAAATCAAGTGAAACTAACATGCCCTTGCTATTAGTTTTGTTAATTAAGTTGTTGCGTTTAATATTTGTTAACGCTACGCCATATAACGAATAACTTAGAGCGTTAATAATAGTAGTTTTACCTGTACCATTACGTGATCCATTGTCATCACCACCCTGATCTAAGTTTTCACCCAGCACAAGTGTTAATTGTTCTTTGTTAAAGTCAACAGCCTGAGTCTGATTACCCACGCTCATAAAGTTTTTTACGGTCAGGTCTTTAATACGTATCATAGTTCGTTATAGATGTCCAATAGCATTTTCTTGTTGAAGTTATCCGAATCAATTGCTGTAATTTCTTTAGATACAATCTCATCAACACTTTCAAAAGTTGAAATATCTAAGTCGGTACTAATTTCTTCGACTTGTTTTTGCGGGATTAATGTAATTTCTCTACACTTATATTGTGTAATATACGTTTCTTTAATAAATTGTGCTTCTTCATAACTAATCGGAACATCAATAGTAACTCGTAAGTACATATTGCTTTTAATAACATCTTGATTAGGGTCAAGAAGTTTACTAAGAGTAGTTGTTCTATATTTAGGACAGTCGTCCCAGTTTAAGTATTCCGGTTCTTTGTTATTCTCTCTGTCAAGTATCATCATTCCTCTTGCATCATCCCATGCATCTGCATAGTTGTGTGGAAACGCATTGCCTAAGTAATGTACTTTGCCTTGCTTCTGACGTTTATGAAAGTGACCACTAAACACATACTCTTGATGTTGGAAGTGTTCTGCTTTAAGTTCGCCGTGATCTGGCATCTGTACCATTGCGTTCATATAGAACGATGGTAATTCAAAATGACCAAACATATACTTGCTTTTAATATCTTTAATTTTGCGCCATTCTTCACCAACAAGCCACGGAACAAGAGCAACATCTTCTTCAATGTGTATTTCATCAATAAATGTAATGCCTGGAATATATGTTGCAAACGCTGTTGAGTTTACATCACGTTTGTCTTTGTAATATAAGTCGTGGTTACCATCAAAAAAGTAAAACTTTTCAAATGAACTACCTAATTTTTCCATACAACGTATTGTTGCATCCATGGTTGTAAGGTTAAGACTGTTTCTATTATGATGCCAGTCGCCACAAAAAATTCCTGTTTCACATCCATTGGCTTTTGCTTGTGCAATATACCAATCTACGAAACGTTCACAATCATCGTTATGTACTTTACTATTGCCTTTTAAGCCAAGATGAATATCAGTAAAGACCGCCGCTTTTTTGAACACTTATAATCACTCCTTAATCTATATTATTATACTTTAAAAACTTAATGTTGTCAAGTGATTATTTCTTTTTATTGAGTTCTTCTTGTCTTTTTTGTGATGCTTCCCATTCGCCTTGATGTTGACGAGTATAACTTGGATTCATGTTATTCATTTCTAAGATATCGTCTCTAATGTTCTGATTTCTTTTTTCTAAGTTAATAACACGTACAAAACTGTTTGTAACCGCCGCAGTATAGTATGCAAACGGATTAGCAGACTTAGATTCGTCAAATTGTAACCCAATTTGTGCTAATTGTAGTATTGCTTGACCACGCATTTCGTCATTGTATGTGTATCCACGTACATTTCCTCTTGTTGCATAGCGATCACACAATTTCATCCACATCATAGCAAGTTTATTGGTTGCTTTACCGTGAGATTTACTAAATCCACCATTTTCCATACCACCTTCCCAGTGGCTTTTGCCTACACATACTAATTCACCGTCATCATTGAACTTATAATGTTGGAATGGCGGAAAATTAAGTTTTGTTTTTGTATCTGCTACTGTTTTTGGATTCTTTTTGCGTCCTGGTTCTTCTGGAATATGATCAAACATCATAATTCTAAAGATTAGTTCTTCTTTTGTAATTTTTCTATAGTCTACTTCACATTCGGCTTGTTTTATCTTTTCACCAGCCAATTTTCTAGTCTCAAATGCTAGTTGACTTTGTTTTTTTGCTTTATTTCGCTTTGCTTCAGCAATAGTGCGTATGTTTATTTTCGATATTTCAGGTAAAATTATGTCAAAATCGGCATAATCGTTGTCCATATAACTACAAAATGTACTTTTGGACTTGTGTATCTCTTTTAAGATATCTTTGTTATTTAAGTAATTTACTTTTCTCATTAGGGCTCCAGTTTTTAAAGTATTACATACATTATAATATACGTAGTTAAAAAAGTCAACTAAATAATACTATAAAGTTTAACTGGAGTAAAAATGACTATTAACCGATTCCAACGTAATCCACATATTGATCATGCCTATGATGAATTTGGTACTATTCAAAGTTCGATCAAAGAAAAAACAAAACGAATCATTCCACATCCTCATCATGCAGAAGAATTTG